TTAAAAAAACATAACAACAAGTATTATAATAAATATTATAATAGCTATCGTATTAAATAGTTTAGAATATGCAAACTGAAAAATAAAAATCACAATTAAAATACTAAGTAATGTAAATGGTAATAGCATCATCAGATCTTTAACATTATTTCTTTGTTCTTGCTCCCAATCGCTAATAGCCCTAAAACTACTTTTTTTATCTATAGGCGATGTAAAAATACCATATATTGAAGGTGCTATACCTCCTAAAATAGCAGTTCCCAAAGTTGTCATTACTGAAATTACTGCGAAAGTATCATCCGAAAGCAATAAATTCAAACTAATGCATTGTTTATTACCCATCGAATTTATTGACCAAATAGCTAGAGAAATAAACAACCCAAAATTTAAAATAAATGATATAGTAATAGCAATTGTTTACAAAACACGAAATTTTTCATTTTTATTTATATTATCCATTTTTCTCCCTTTTTCTTAAATCATTTTATTATATATTACAATAATCAATCTGAAATGTTGATGTAATTTGAAAAAAATATCATACTTTTACTCCTGAAAACCTCCCTAAATCATCAATATGAAAATCAGTATTAGGATATTGCGTTTACAACTCTTTTAAATCTCACTCATTCTTCTCATCGTCTTAACCGATACTATCAATAAATACTGGCAACACCATAAAATATATACCCAATTTATAAAAACCTAATTGACTCATAATCTTCTAACGGTATATCATCCACAATCACAGTATGATTAGGATTATCGTTAGATACATCTTTCACTGCCTTATCTAACCCCTCATCACCTCCGTCCCATTCACCAATATTAATGAATATAGGTACATTACCGTTTATATCATGCTTATCTGTAAATAATTTATGATATTTACCCAACATATCACGAGCTTTTAAACGATCACTAGGTTTTATTGGTACCTCTATCAGTTCAACATGTTCATTATAGACTAATTGTACTTTGCCACTTTGTGGATTTTCTTTATATTCTCCACGCTTGACTACAACTTCTTTCGTTTCTGTTTCATCACCGACTGCCGCATTCGTTAGCACATGTAATAACTCTTTTGCGGTTAATACATTCTCATCTATAATCTTATCTTTTTGTTCTTGTATATATTGCTTGATGTGCGGCTTTTTCAATAACCTACACGCTGTCACATGTGCGCTATTTGCGTTATATCCTGCTTTTATGGCACTTTGTGTTACATTCAGTGTTCTAATATACTCATTCACAAAACGTGCTTGCTTTGCAGTTAACTCACTCATTTTATCACCCCCACAATTTTATCTAATATGGTTTCATACCATAATATTACAGATTGTTCTGAACAATCTAAGGCACTACTAATATCTTGATAACTAAGTCCTTGTATAAGGGAGTCAAAAATATAAAACTCTTTATCGGTCGCTAATCTGTCAACAATCATTTCTATGTGATTCTTTATAATATGATCATTGACATTATCGTCTGTCATCAATTCGTCAGAATCTTCATCACCTATTAAAAAGAAATCATCAGTATTTATTTCATCATCGCCCCGTTAACTAGCTTTGAAGTCTTTAGCACACTTGCATATACCGGCTGTCGTGCTGGCGAGATACTAGCATTGAAGTGGTCTGATATTGATTTTGAAAACAACACGATTAGTATTACTAAAACATATTACAATCCAAATAATAACAAGAAGAAATATCAGATACTTCCCCCTAAAACTGAAAGTTCTATCGGTAAGATTTCCGTTGACCCAAATGTAATAAAGGTGTTGCGTGATTATAAGATAAACGTTCAAAATAATTGGAAAAACGAATTATATAATGATAACCATTGTAATGAAAAAACTATCAATGTGGATACAAACCATTATGTCACGTACCAGCATACTCAAAAATATCTCTACGCACTCATTCAGATACACACATTGCGCATTGCTCATAGAATCAGGTGTACACATTAAAGAAATACAAGAACGATTACGGCATAAAGATATCAATACCACTATGAATATCTATGCTAAAATCACAAATTCATACAAAAAAGACGCCTCCCATAAGTTTAGTCACCAAATGGAAGACGTCTCGTAATTAAAATATATTTGCGTGCATTCTAATTTATACTTAGAATGAATCATACTCGTGCATAATGTAATTTTCTAGTTAGTCAAAACTATAAACAGTTTTACATCATTCCTGGCATTAAGGGCAGTATGAAATAGATATAAATCACATACAAAAATCCTATTAAATCAGCATCGTGTATTCTTTATACATTCAATTTTTTTAGTTTTTTTATTTCATTATGACCAATTTATGACCACCAATTATTACACACATAAATCTCTATAAGTATATTTGCAATGATCGATATGATTATCCATATAATGATTTTTCATTGCAATATAATGCTTCTCTCAGCATCTTATATCACCTAATAAAGTTAGTGTGAAATGTTAAAATTGATAAAACAATATAAATTTGTGCACCCAACATCACTTCATAATTAACGTATTCAAATACGTATTCACTGCCTGCAACGTGTGAGGTCATATTTTTATATCAATGTACAAAAAACTGTTTCGCCCTTAAAACAACCACATTCCTAATTAATAAATAGTTTAGTTTGATCATCATATAATTGACATAAAAAATAGACAAGTACCGAAGTACTTGCCTAAATAACAACAAGATTAACATGTGAATAATAATGGAAATAAAAAGTCAACCCGAAGGCTAACTTACGAATAGATGAAAATTTGAACACATTGCTGTGCCTAAAATGATTATAGCATAAATGACCAATATTTCTAGCTCAAAAATCATTATATTTTAATAATAAAATTTTATAGTTTTGTTAATAATAAGTTAATTGATTTCCCCAAATAATGATTGTAAATTTGATTTGTAATCGATTGCAAAATAAATCATAGGAGAAAATAAAATGAATAAAAAACTATTAACAAAAACATTGATAGCAAGTGCTTTAGTTTTAACAACAGTAGGTTCAGGTTTTCATTCTTCTTCAAATTATAATGGTATTAATAACGTTGCAAAAGCTGAGCAAACGACAGATAGAGACTTATGGAAAAATGTAAGAGATGCTTTGAAAGAAGCAAATATTATCGATAATACAGCAAATGAGACAGTTGGTGTTACGTACAATTTAAATAATGGTGCTGAGCATAGCATTACTGGCACTGCCGATTTGGACGAGCTTAGTACTTCTAATAATAGTACTGTTAACACTGATAGTGTTAACAGTGTCGATATTACAAGAGTTAATCCAAACGGAAAGACAATAGATGCTAATGAAGCTTGGAAAAAATTAACAGATAAATTAAAAGAAAAGAATATCGTTAAAGACGGCGATACAGTAACTATTCATAGTAATGATAAAGGTGATCCCCAAATTTCAGCTAAAGTTGGAAGTGACTATAATGGCAACAACCGGTTCATGCTAAATCAGAGAGATATAACAAAAATAACTATAACTAAATAATATTAGAAAAGGCAGGTACTCTATAAGAGCCTGCCTTAATTACTAACTCTTCATATTTACTTTTCTAAAATATAATTTCACTTTTTCTTTGTCGTAAGATAAACTTCAATCTTCACATCTTTAGAATCAACCAATTTATTATCATTGTACATCATTAAATATTTAGATTGGTCAAATTTATCTCCTGGTGCAGGCATCATGTCATACCAAAAGCTATTCTCACTTTCTATAAATTTAATATATCCCGTTTCATAAGGTGAGTTGTTAAATTCATAGAGTTTTTTATTTTTCACCAAATAGTGACGAGTTAGGTAATCTAATTCTTGAGCAGTCACTTTTTTCTTATTAGTTTGTACGTCAAAAGACAATAAATTTTTACCATCTTCAAATACCCTAACAGTAATACTTCTATATTTATCTAAATGGTTTCCATTATGCTCAGTTACACCACCATACATACAAGTTTTTCGTTTATCAGTTTGATGTGAATTAATATCATTCGTTTTTTTAGAAAAATAACATTGATAATAATAATTAGCTCCAAACACATCTACGTATTTATCTTTGTATTTATCAGCTAAATCTTTGTTTTTAAATTCGACTCGAACATTATCATAATTCCCTAACTTAGTGTCCTTAATAGAATATATTAAGTCAAAGTATAGAAATTGATCTATAGATTTAACGTTTATTGCTGATACATGATTATCATCGTATAAAACTTTCATATTTTCCATCAAACCAGTGAATTTACTCGCTTTGTGCAACTCATCTGGTTTAGGATCTGGTTGGCTTTCTGCTAAAACGTTGGGTGTATAAATAACTAGTATCAGTGCGAATATCAAAATTACACGTGAAACAAATAATCTATTATACATTTTTTATCTCCTTTATCCAACATTCCCAAAAAGTATCTAGATACACTTTAAATATATGTCATATCCTTAAATATTCAATTAAAAAATTATTAAAAGAGAATTAATTATATTTAATGATTTTGCGTTATTTCTAGGAATTAAGTTATGCTTTGAAAATTAATTAACTAAATTTCATTTGATCTTATATACAAAACTCTTTCTCAAGAAAAAACAGAGGATTTCTAAGGATCTTGAATCAATAACATTGTTTATATATTCACACTTTTATAATTAATACATTCAATTTTGCAAATTCTAAAATTGGTTTCTACTGTTAATTTTATATTCATATATTTAATCTTATAGTCAAAATTATTTTTTTGCTATTATAAGGAACTAGCTATATATTATACAACTACTATAACAACTCAATATTAAATGCCTTATGTGTTAATTGTCTAATTTGCTATAAAACTTAGTAAGTCATATAGTCGATTCCTATCGTATAGAGATATAATAATAGGCAAGTACCGAAGTACCTGCCCAGAAAAGGATCATTCATTTTTTTACTCTAACTGATTTCTCCACATAAGTCGCTTAATAACTGACTAGTTGGAACAGAACCATTCCATGTTCTAATATGCAAGTAATAACGTTGCCCCTCCCGTTTATATAATACCCATAAATAACATTTACATAACTAATATATGCAATTTTACAAGACTCAAAATTGAGTTCTGCCGTAAAATCATAAACATTTAGTATGGAATTTTAGTTTCACCATTTGATGTTATGTGTTCTTTGCTGCGTTCTGGCTCAGGAAGAGTTGCGATTTGATACAAAACATTTAACCCTAAATTTAACGACGTCGTTAAATTTGAACCTTCGTACTCTTCACTAACTTTCATAAATCTATGCGCTTGTTGGTTGCTTAGCTTCACTTTTTTAGCCACTTACCAAACTCTCCGTGCGCTAAGTCATTTTCTTTCACATGCTTCAATCTTCGGCCAGTCTCGAATATCGACTGACCAGCGATGTTTGAAGTCGTATTTCACGACGTCACACTTACGATTAGCATATCTAGTTACAGAATCTTATCCCCCACTGCAACACAGGGCGTTTCTCAGCGTCTTAAAATAAAAAAACGCCACTCGTAAGTGACATTAAAAAATATCTTTTATAACATATCCAGTATTTTTGTTTGATCTGGAAAATTCATTTTTGTATATAGGTCATCTATAGTAATTGTATAGAAAGAATGTGAATAATTACTTATTAGTTTATCCATATTTTTCATCAATTTTATGTAATCATGTTTATTCAAAAATAGACATAGTGAAATCAACAAATCGAATACATAACTACCATTCATTGTAGGAACGTATTCTTTATCGTATATTTTGTTATAATTGGCGAATATATTAGCTCTACTTTTAGCCCTGTCTATTTTATAATCATACAATCTTTCTTCATGCGCACACACGTTACGAAACATATGTGCTTGTTGTAGTATACTGTCTACATCTGATGGAGTTATTTGAACACGTGTTTTATAATCTCTTTCCAATTTCCTTTTATAGTCTTTAGCAACTTCCAATCGAAGATCATCATCCAAATTGGAATACATTTTTGAAACATTACCTAAAGTTAAATAATTCACCAATATCCATAGTGGCACTCCATTATGAGTATTAATATAATGTTTTAATGGTTTATTTTTTCTATTACTCATAACCGAGCTAAATGTAGCAACCATTTTCACGATGCTATCTGTCTTACTTGTGTCAGATGAATAATTTTTAAAGTATAAATATGAATGTGGTTCTCTATATTTTTCGCTAAAATAATATGAAATTCTTGATTTAATATGAGTTTCAAATACTAACAAATACTCTAATAAAACATTCCTAAATTTTCTATCTAGTTTGTATAAAGAAAAGACTTCTTTAAAATGAGTACCTTGCTTATATTTATCAGGAACCAAAAAATTACCATTAACATCTAGTTCTAAAAATAAATCTTTATAACCATTTATGATATTATAATAATTTTCATTTTCTAAATCTCTTTTAGCACTACTCGGTACTTCCATTCCTCTTCTTCTTAGAATTTTCAATTGTTTATTATGACTTTCAAATGGCTTCATAAATTTACCCCTATAAAAGTAGCCATAACCCGAATAGAGTTATGGCTAGATCGTTATATATATAATACATTTAATTTTATCGGTTGTAAATAAATAAGAAATAACAAAAAGAGATATTTTACACAATTACCTCCTTTATTTTATTGCTACTCCTCAAACCCACCAATATTATCAATAAACACTGGTGTTGTTACATTTAAGTCTACTTTCTCAGTAAATAAGCTATGGTATCAAACTAATTAGTATTAATTTATAAATAGCATAGCTTCAATCTCCTCAATCCTCTAACGGTATATCATCCACAATCACAGTATGATTATGGTTAGCGTTAGATACATCTTTCACTGCCTTATCTAATTCCTCATCGTCTCCGTCCCATTCACCAATGTTAATGAATATAGGCACATTACAGTTTATATCATGCTTATCTATGAAAGTTCTTTTTTAACTTGTTCTAAATGCTTATTAAACTCTATTCGATGTAATTCTTCTCGCTGGTTTTGTCGTTCTTGACGCTTTCTACTTTCAACTTTATAAATATCTACTTTTAAACGTTCAATGACTCCTTCATTTTTAACTTTCCCACTACTTAACATGTACCTCATAACATCCTGTTGTTCATTTTCAGAATAGTTTTTGATGATATCTTTAAACAAATTTAGCCTATCCTGAGCTGTTTTCATGTAATATTCAAGTTTATCTTTCTCTTCTATAATATAAAGTACTAATTTATCTAATGGATATGATACAGATACCAGCATATCGTTATCATTCGTGATCACATGGTTCATGTTCAAGTGATATAAGCTTTCTATTTGTGATCTCATCGCTTTAATTTTGCTATTAATGACTTTCGGATTGTAATGCATTAAAAGTTCTACTTCAGTGATTTTATCATTGCTTTCAAAGTCAGATACCAAATAACCACACCTTTACATATCGAATTTAATATTTATAAGTATCTGAAAAAGGGATAAATCAAGTTATCCCCCTTTCATAAAAGTTTATCCGCGTTGCAAGCGAAGGGCCCCCGCCGGTACCCGGCGAAAAAACATTTTAAGCCAATGGGCAGGGGGCTATATTTTTTATTTAACCTTAACGATTCTCAGTAACTCTGGCACAATTTTGATATCGAACACGTAATTCAATGCAAATTGGTATACACCTTTTAACGCTTGTTTCTTTTTGTTGTACATAATAGGCTCGTACTTAGCATATATAGCATGCCCAAAGTCGCCTACAAAGATATCTTGTGCATCATCTGTAACTACTACGTGAGATACATTAAATAGCTTAGTTAAATCATATGCAAGTGCACCTAATCCCACCTGTGCCAACTCTTTGATTAACTTATCATGATGATCTGTGTTCATCACAATAGATACACTGCGTCTAAATGTTTGCGGTATATCTTTTATCGCTTGCTTGATACCATCATACATTGAGGTATTGCTTACTTCTTTAATACCTTGATTATATAGTGATAAATCTTGGTTATCTTTATCAATTAATCCACTCGCATTGTTCTTATCTAATAGTAATGTTGTTTCATATGAGACACACTCATTAATAAATATCTCTTTAAGTAGATCATCTAATGTTCTATCAGAGCCATGCACTACACTGTCTGATACTTCTGTGTAGATATGTCCCTCACGTCTATCAAAATATTTACTACTGCCATTAAGTGATAGCTCAATACCGTTAGTAGCTAACTTATCTTTAATGTATGTTAGTGCTGGTATAGATTCAACATGTTCATCATCTGTAATAGTAATCACATCACGTAATGTTTGAAGTAGCTCACGATTCACTAATAACTCTTTAAATACTTCTTTACGTGCAGTTGGTAACTCTTGAATATTAAAGTTATTCTCACTACTAACTAATTGTTTTGTTAGGGTACCTACCCATGTATTACTTGATTGATTTACTTCATTCATATTTAACACTCCTAATAATTTTTTGTTAATTTGCTCTGGTAATAAAACTTCTGTTTCAGTAATACTTAATTGCTTTAACCCCTGTTCAATCATACTTACATCTTTACCTATATCCTTTTGATATAGATTGGCATATCCTTTAATATCCATATCATCAAAGTTAGATAGTTGATACCCAAATTGTTCTTTAAACTCTTTCATAATCTTCATCTCCTAATTTGTTTTTAGTATGAACAACTAAACCATATATACGTTCGTTGTTTTTATCTTCTTCATAGAACGAAATGTTATGAAGAAAGTATTTGTCTAATAATTCGTGATACTTATTTAATAGTTCTTGCTTATCTCTATACTTAAACACACGTTTTACAGATTCATTTGTATGATCTAGCACGTCTTGCCTCTCTCCTTTTAATCTGATAGATGTACATTTTAATAAGTTCAAAATCAGCACGCTTTTTTGTATAGCGCCTTACAACGCGATTTATATATTTCGTATTCATTAATTGAACGTTCACAGGTGTATGTTTGATTATTTGATATGCGATTCTTTTATGATTAATAAATATACACACTCCCATATCTATACTTGATATTTTAAATGCTTATCTGCATGTTTTAATTTACTAAACTAAATGTTACTGGTAGCCAATGATCTATTTTTATATTTTTATTCTTTACAATTGGTAGCCTTAGACCTTTACCATCAATAAGATAGTACATTGGCGGACAAATTTGCATTTCAATTAGCCCGTCGCGTTTTAAATCTGCCACAATATTAAACGCTTCTTCATTCCAACCCATCCAAAATATAATATTCTTATGGTTGCCACTGGTATATGCGCCGTTACCTTTGTATTTAAAACCTTGTTCTTCAAATACATTCTCAATCTCTACAAACGAAGTGCTGCCATTGTTCTTTATATATTCTAAAATGATTTGTTTCATTCTACTTCTATTCATGTTACTCTAGTCCTCCAATCTATCCAGTTACTAAAGCAACCACGTTAGATACTAAAAACCACTGAATTTATGTTTTTCAATAACCACTGTAAACACAGTGATGTCAATACATACAGGCTGTTGGTTACTGAGTTACTGAAAATTCACGGTATTTTATATAATCTTTTATTACCTTAATTCTCTATTATACATTTCTACTAAAAAGAAATAATTTATAGTAACTCAGTAACTTTTTGTCAAAAAGACTAATATGAAAGTAAAAACTGTGGTTACTGAATTCTAGAATTTTAGTATCTTTTAGTGACTTAAACGTTTTTTAGTAACTTTAGTATCTTAGGCAATTTTGTATAACTGCAAGTCTCTTCCGATTATGTGCAACTGAAATTTACAGCTATGCAACTCGTTTTAAATTTTCCAGTTGCAATTTTTTTCTTACTGTCACAAGGGGTTAATCCACTTTTGCAACTATGCAACCGAAATCACACAAATTAGTTTATATAATTTTTGATACTATTTCTTATTTATATTTTGGTTATTTACTTTTCTACTAATAAGTTATAGATTTTGAGTTGCTCAGTTGCATAAGTGCCCTAAACCCTTGATATAACTGTGATTATAGGTGCAACCCGTTTTAAAATTTTCGGTTGCATTCGGTTGCATTCGGTTGCACCTATATTGCTTTTAGCTTCACCTTTTCATACGATTTATAGTTTTTTCCACTTTCAATAGGTTCAATGTAATTTCTATTGTCATTAAAGTTGTATATCCTCTTAGCAAGTTCTTCATTGTCATATCTTCGCTGTGCATCAGTTTTCCAATAATTCTCTAAATAATGTTCAAATTGTTTATAAAACTTGTTTGAACTCAATGCATTATAGCCATTTTCATCACAATATTCTTTATAAAATGCGTATACAATATATTTCGGCACTTTTCTAATAGTCCATTGATCAAACATATTTACTTTAAACCCATAAACTGGATCGTTATCTTCTTTAAATACTTCAAGCATTTTTTTAGATGCATCAGGAATGTCAAAGGTTTCAAAATCTAAATTAATTGCTTTATAAAGCACATACTCTAGCACTTGCTGATTTTTTATATAGTCTTCTTTGATTTTAAAATTCTCTTTAATGCCATTAAAATTGGCATTAAACGGTACTATCAATAACCTTCTTAAAGTCCCGCCTGTTTTGTCTTTAAATTTAGGCATTCCATTCGTTGATTGAATAACTGTACACTTAAAAGTCGCTCTATATAAGGGTTTATTTTTAAACTCAACCAACACTGGATCGCCAGTAACTACACTTTTAAAGTTTGAAGAATCATCGACATACACACCAACTGGTACATCGTCTCCAATTACTGCTGTCTTGCCCTCTAACACACTCAATTTAAAACGTTCATCAAACTCATTCACTTTTAAGCTAGCAATATTGCTATAACCTATTACATTAGACAATAATTCTTGAAATGTACCTTTACCATTGTTACCATTACCAACCAAAAATAATGCTTTTTTACGTGTGTAGTTTCCATTCATTGAATCATTAATTACTTGCCACAATAATTTAACAACCTGATTATCATTACAAGCAATCTCTTCTATCCACCGATCTATATTCCAGCCATTTATTTCAGGTACTATATCTTGCCTTACATACGATGTATCTATTTTACTGGTAAATATATAATCAGGTGTAAATGATTCTAGTTGCTTCGTTTTACGGTTAAATACACCATTTTTAACTGGTATTAAGTATGGTGAGTTAGTTTTCTCTTTTATATCTACCATATTGGTTAAATGATAAATAACTTCATCAGCTTTGTTGCTATTATGTTTGGGCTCTAAATAGGAAATCACTCGTTTTATAATTGTAGTGTTCTGTGTATATATCCCTTCATCAAATTGATACATAGCTAACTTAGTATTTTCTTCATCATCAAAAAGTATAAATGTTAAATGCTCATTCAAAATATATGCACATTTTATAGGACTAATTGTTGTAGGCTTACGCCCTCGTTTTCCTTCTTCAATCCAATTTTCTTCCATTTTTGTTCTTTCTTCATGCCCCAATTGATTCAATAACTGTTTAATATCTTTACTCCCCTGTTGTATAACATTAAATTCATCTATCGATTTAGTATAAATTGTCTTTTGATTCTTTATAGCTTTATCTAACTCAAGCTGTCCCCAAGTCGTATTACCTCGTTTACTTTCCCATTTATCCGTAAGATTATTGTAGTTTAAAAATATACGCTCCATTTGCTGTTTGTTTTTACCTGTGTAAAACGCTAAGTAGTGTAATAAGCTTTGTACTGCTTCGCTTGAACTCTCAAAATATGATTCATAATTGCCTTGTAATAGATCTTTAATTTTATCTTTTTGTTTAGATTTCATCATAATGTTTATAATATCTTCATCAGATAATTGTATATTGGTATTAGATTCCTCTCTCACAACCTCATTTGCTGGCAAATTCTCTTTAAAATATTCATCAACTAGAGTATTTAATACTTCTTGATTATCACAAATATCACTTTGACCAATTGTGCATCCTGTAACAGTCATAAACCTTGCTGAATCATATAACTCTATGTCTAAATCTGTTCTTTTCTTTTTACGGTTATCTGGTAGTTTACCTTTAAAGAAACAATGTAATCCTGTACCACTTGGAGACTTTTCACAATATGTGAGTTGCATCATTTTTAGTGCTAATTCAGAATTGATTTGTCCTTTTTTATCAATTGCATTATCAATATCTAGGCAAACAAAATTATTACCATCACTTAATACAAAACCTATACCGCTATATTGCTCATCAACTTCATATTCAATACTTACACTTTCAAAGTCACACCATGTTTTTTTATTGGTTGTACTAGCTCTGTAACCATTAATACTATATGGTACTTTTCCATAATTTTGTTGCTTCTCGTTCCATTCAGCTCGCCATAATACCCAATTAGGCACTAACTTTAATTCTTGCGGTATTTCTAATTCTTTAACTCCAATAATTCTATCTTTTTTCTTAATTGCCACAGAATGCCTCCTTTCTAATCTGATTTCTCTGTATTTTCAATGCAACTAATGTTAAAATATTAATGGTATGCTTTTATAAATTTTTATTTTTTTATGCGTTATCTTGGCTTTGGTCGGCGAAAGATGACGCTTTTTCTAATGCATCAAACCTAGTTATTAATTCATCGAATTTTTCAGTGTATAGAAGTAGCAAATCAAACATTTGATCATTGTGAATACGTCTCTCATGATATGAAAATCCTTCTTTAATAACATCGTCTTTATTTAAGGTATGATTTGGCTCATGTAGATATAAATCTTCAAAATGCGAGCCATGATTATCCTTTAAATCCTCAAACTTTTCTTTCAATATCTTTAAATCACACATTAAATTTTTAATTTCCCAATTCATTTATAATTCCTCCATTTCAGTATCATTCTCAAAATCAAAGTTATTTTCTATTTGTTGTAATGCCCACTCGATTATGGCTTGTAAGTGTTCCTCACGATTTACGTTTTCCATCCATTCTTTCTTACCATCTACGCAATTATGGATGTATTCCATTGATGTGTTATAAGCTACTGCTTCTAAAGTATTATAGATGTCTTGAATAACTTCTTTTTGTTCATTTTTCATTTTCTAATCCTCCTGTTAAGTAAAAGCCTAGTGTTATTAACATGCCGTATACACTAAAAGCAATGTACATATTAGATATTGCTAGTAATAAGATTGTTAACAACGATGTTAAGGTTATATAAAGTAAATCCAATTTCATTGCCTTGCCTCCAATAACTTTTTGATATTGACTTGTTTAAAGTCGTTATTCTGGATATTCATGTGAGCAGTAAGCTGTTCCATGAATTCATCTACATCAGACTTTTTGAATCTGTACGTAGATCCGACCATATAATATTTCATACCATTATTAATAAGTAATTCTTCAATAGTAGGTTTACTTAAATTCAGATAGTTAGCCAACTCTTTGTAAGTCATGAAATATTTCTCTTTCGCTAATTCTTCCACACGTGCATTAATAGCTTGTTCTAATAACTCGCGTACTTCTTGTTCGTCTATATTAATGTTGAACATTTTTTATGCCTCCTTACGCTATTTGATGTTTACTGCTGTACTTGTCGTAAATATGCTTGCTCACAGATAAAGGAAGTTTGTATTCATCAACAAATACCATAAATTCTACTGTGTCATTTAATACCTGTTGTCTTAATTCCAGCATTTCATTTGTCATATCTTCCTTTTTAACCATCTTAGGGAAGCCAAATATATTTGATACTGCTTTGTTACTAATTGTTTGAGCTTTGCAATAATCTTTTTTAGAAATAGCTTCAATACCATTTTTTAAATTTCCCATTGCTTCTTTTTGTTTTTCTTTATCCAACATGTGGAATACTTCATATTCTTTTAGTTTTGTAGATGTACGTAATTCTACTAACACATCACAAATCCAGTCTTGAAAATCTAATGCCTCAGCTTTATTAGACCGCATTACAAGTCGATAGATACCTTTTTCATTGATAACTGTGTAGTCTTGATATTTTCTAGCTTTCTTTTTATCTGATGTGGTACTACCTTTGAGAGTACCTCTCACATGTTCTGGTAAATATTTAGTAGCATTAAATGCATCTCTAAAACCTAATACTTTTGCAACGTCGGTAGCAATTGCCCAATATTCATTATTTTTCTCAATGAAACGTATTTCTTTGTTATTGAACAGTTGTTTGATCATTGGTTATGCCTCCTTTGTTCTGTATACGAAAAGCTCTTCCATATCAACATTTAAATTATCCGCTATTTTCTTTGCCATTTTCGGACTAGGTTCAGCCTTTTTATTCACTATCAAACTTAAATAAGAAAGCGAAATATTGCTATCTTTGGCAAAACTACGCAAAGTATGCCCATTTTTTGCTATTAAACCACGTAATTCAAGAACTTTTGTTTCCATCAATTTAACCACCTTCCATTGTTACTTTTTTCAGTAACATTTTTGTTCTACAGTACAAATATAAACCCAACAAGGTAACAATGCAAGTACATTTTTTAAAATGTTATCTTTTTTTGTTACATTTATGATAAACTCACTTTGAGGTGATTACATATGAATCAAGAAGGAACATTAGGGAATGCAATAAAGAGCGCTAGAAAAAAGTATCCGTTAACACTAGAAGAATTAGGCGGAAAAGTTGGAGTTAGCCACGCTTTCTTATCACGCGTTGAAAATAATAAAATTACACCAAATGATAAATTACTTGTCAAAATCGCTAATGTATTAGATTTTAATGAAAGTCAAGATTTTTTAAATGAATTTAGAATATTAGCAGGATATTACGATAATATAGATGAAAATACTGCTATTTTTAACAACTTAAAATCAAGTGGTAGATTAGAAATAAATAGATTTAAAAGAGAAAAGAAGATTGTTGATAAACCATACTATAAACTAAATTATTTATTCGAATGCGAAAACAAAGTTTTCTATGATATAAAAACATCTGAACTTGGCGAAAAGCTTGTAACTATTGAATTACCATCTGATATTCTTCACGATATTTATAAAATGATAAACTTAGAAATTATAAAAACCATTAAAATAAATTCTAAACTTCTTTATAGCATTGAAAACCCTCAAGTAATTGAGGAGTATCAAAAAGAAGTGGAAAAAACTAGAAAAGAATTCACTGAACGTCTTGAAAAATCGCTCTCAACTTATGATATTGATAGTGTAATACGTGAAATATATGACGATGAATATCTAATATAAGTAGGTGACCTTATGGCATCATATGAAAAACGCGGAAATACATGGCGCTATCGTATATCACTAGGAAAAGACGCAGAAACAGGCAAATATAAATATATTTCAAATTCAGGTTTTAAGCGCAAATCAGACGCTAAACATCACGCTGAAATGGTTGAGCGTCAATTAAGAAATGGCGAGTATATCGCACCGTCCACATCTACTTTTAAACAGGTTGCTGACGATTGGCTTAAACAATATGCTAACGAAGTAAAAGTAAGTAGTGTCAGAGCACGCGAGAAAGCCATACACCACGCCATAGAACGCTTTAACAATAAACCAATACAAACTATCAATAAACATGAATATCAACGTTTTGTAAACGATATAAGCGCACAGTATAGCAAGAATTATGTTGATAGCATTATAGCCTCTACGAATATGATATTTAAGTACGCATATGATATGAAATTAATAAGAATATTGCCTAGCGAAGGTATTAAACGACCTAAAAAGAAAGTTAGTGTGGAAGAATTAGAAGATACTGAGATACATAAAAAGTTTCTTGAAAAAGATGAATTATTTCAATTTCTGGAGGTTGCTAAAAATCACCATTCACCACAAAATAGCTTTGAAGTATTTTGTACATTAGCATATACAGGCATGCGTGCAGGCGAATTATTGGCATTGAAATGGTCTGATATAGACTTTGAGAATAACACAATCAATATTACAAAGACTTATTACAATCCGAATAACAATAAAAAGCAATATCAAGTACTTACGCCAAAAACTGAAAGCTCAATCGGAAAAATTCCAGTTGATCCTCATGTGATTAAATTACTTAAAAACTATAAAGTGGATGTTCAGGACACATGGAAAAATGAATTGTATGTAGATAATAATTTTGTTTTTACTGATGTGAACGGTTATCCCCTCGTGATTAAAAAACTACAATTATGGATAAAAGCTATACTTAAAAAGACTGACATAACTAATAAGCAAATAAGCACTCATTCATTTCGTCATACTCATTGTGCGTTACTTATAGAGGCTGGTGTGCACATTAAGGAAATACAAGAACGCTTGCGTCACAAAGATATAAATACCACTATGAACATCTATGCTAAGATTACGAACTCCTACAAAAAAGACGCTTCCCAAAAGTTTAGTAAACTCATGGAAAGCATCTCAAAAGATTTATTTTGAAATTTATATGCCCAAATTATGACCATTGAAGATTACAAACACTATCGCAGCAGTGTTCAATGGTCATTTTACATCATTCCTGGCATGCCACCCATGTTAGGTTGGTCATTATTTTTTTCTGGAATTGATGCTACAACCGCTTCAGTCGTTAAGAACATTGCTGCAACACTTGCAGCATGTTGTAATGCTGAGCGTGTTACTTTAGTTGGATCAACGATACCTTCTTCTAACATATTAACCCACTCGTTTGTAGCAGCGTTAAAACCAACACCCGGCTCTGCGTTTTTCAAACGTTCTACAATAACAGAACCTTCTAATCCTGCATTTTCAGCAATTTGACGAACTGGTGCAGTTAATGCTTTAAGTACAATATTTACACCTGTTTCAATGTCACCTTCAGCTTCAATTTCACTTACTTTTTGGTAAACATTTACTAATGCAGTACCACCACCTGCAACAATACCTTCTTCAACTGCTGCACGTGTAGAATTTAATGCATCTTCAATACGTAATTTACGTTCTTTAAGCTCTGTTTCACTTGCTGCACCTACTTTGATAACTGCAACACCACCTGCTAATTTAGCTAAGCGCTCTTGTAATTTTTCACGATCAAAGTCAGATTCAGTTTCTTCAATTTGAGATTTCAATTGGCTAACACGTGCATCAATGCTGTTTTCGTCACCGTCACCATCAACAACAGTGGTATTATCTTTAGTTACTTCTACTTTACTTGCAGTACCTAACATATCAATTGATGCATCTTTTAAATCTAAGCCTAAATCATCAGTAATCACTTGCGCACCAGTTAAAATAGCTAAATCTTCAAGCATCGCTTTTCTACGATCACCAAAACCAGGTGCTTTTACTGCAACAGCTGTAAATGTGCCACGCATACGGTTTAGCACGATATTTGTTAATGCATCGCCTTCAACTTCATCAGCTACAATTAAGATTGGACGATTAGATTGAACCACTTGTTCTAATAAAGGTAAGATATCTTGGAAAGACGAGATTTTCTTATCTGTTACTAAAATGTATGGGCGTTCTAATTCAGCAACCATTTTATCTGAATCAGTAACCATATACGGTGATTGATAACCACGATCAAATTGCATACCTTCAACCACTTCTAGTTCAGTGTTTAGTCCATTTGATTCTTCAATTGTAATGACACCATCGTTACCTACTTTTTCCATAGCTTCAGAAATATAACGTCCAATTTCTTCATCTGCTGCTGAAATCGCACCTACTTGCGCAATTTCATTTTTATTTTCAACTTTTTGAGAATTTTCATGTAACGCTTCAACAGCAACTTTAACTGCTTTGTCGATACCTTGTCGTAAACCAACTGGGTTCGCACCACTTGTAACATTTTTCAAGCCTTCTTGAATCATTGCTTGAGCTAATACTGTTGCAGTTGTCGTACCGTCACCAGCAATTTCATTTGTCTTATTTGCGACTTCTTGAACTAGTTTAGCCCCCATATTTTCATATGGATCTTCTAATTCGATTTCTTTAGCAATCGTCACACCATCATTCGTAATTAAAGGTGCTGTAAACTCTTTATCTAATACAACATTACGTCCTTTAGGACCAATCGTTACTTTAACTGCATTTGCAAGTTGGTCAACACCACGTAACATTGCTTGACGTGCATCTTCAGAGAATTTCAATTGTTTAACCAT